GCGGACCTCAATGAATGAGGCCAAGCGCATGAAGGCCACAGGGTACAAACGGGGATTCCCTGACGTGTTCGTGTATGAACCCCGAGGATCGTTCCAGGGCCTCGCCATTGAAATGAAAAAGGATTCGGGGGGACGTGTGAGTCCGAGTCAAAAAGAGTGGCAACAGGCCCTCGAAACGCGTGGATACCACGCCACCATCGCCAAAGGTTTTGAAATGGCGGTCGACATCCTCGAAAAATACTTGTCGCAAACCCTGGATTGACGGGGTTTTTGTCGTGAATGACAAAAAAAGGTGTGTTTTCTTGTCGTTTTGTAGCGGTACAAACAAACATTGTGTGTATATTTGTCACCGAAGGGCGTACAAAATGACCCCTCAAAAACGTAAAACACTGAAAATGAGCAATTTAACTACCGCCGACAAAGGATTCAAGAATTTCAACCGTCACGACGTATTCACCCGCGACATGCACAACACCGCGTGGGCCATCAAACGTGAGGTTGAAACCGCCGAATACGACAACACAGGTTCATTCATGGGACCAGTATTCAACAAGGTCATGGGATTGTTCGATGGGTATTTGTACAACAACCTCATCCAAGATGTGGCCGCGGTTGGATGCAACGAAGCGACCATCAACAACCTCAACGAAATCGTCGAAATCATTGAGGCGCGCATATGGTCCGAAGGTGAAACCCAAACCCCAATTTTCTAATTGACCCCAACTCAAAACGACAACAAACACACAAACACATTTCAATCATGAGAGAACAAACAATCACCCCAGGAACACACGTCGGATTCAACTTTGCACCGACTCAAACCGAACGCACTTTCGAAGGTCGAACATACACCGACCACAAAATTGGTGTGTTTAACGGCGACACGTTGATCGGCGATTTTAACAAGCGGAGCGACTTGACCATTGAAACACAAGTTGAATGGGCGGTCGAAGAACACATCACGCGATCCATGCGCGATGGCGAATTCGACAATGAATCATTGGTCGGGATGTTCGTGTCCAAACGCCTTTGGTCTGACGTCAATTGCGTTGGAAAGGTCGTCGGGACATTCGGCAAAACGGGAATCATCGTTGAGCCTTGGGACGGTGTTGAGCAAACGACCAAAATGGAATTCATCCCAGGTGGTTTTTCGGCCCATTGTCCAACCAATTGGTCGCAAAAATGGAGATTCGAAAAGGTCGAAGGCGACAACATGCGGATGAGGTTGGGAAAAGGTTTTTGGAAAGATGGTTACCGAATGACTTTCGGTCCAACAAAACACTATGATTTCAACTTCTGAATCATTTGACAACCTGGAGGGGGCGGGGAAACCCGCCCATTTTCCTCCTAACTTTGACCCCATGCCAAAGCCAAACAAACGAATTGTCGTTTTCATTGAGTCAACACCCGAAGGTCAAACCATCCAGGCGTTCACCAGTGTCAAACAATTGTTGGCCGTTCATGACGTCGCACCATATGACACGATCATGAACCATTTGTCCAGGCGTGGGGGTGCGTTCGTCAAAGGTGATGTCACCATCGAACGGGTGGCGGTCAACCCATCACCAACCTCGGATCACGATTCGGTTGAATCCTGAATGGTCAAAGCGATCACCAACGTGGTGAATGCCACGATTGAGGTGACATACATTCCCAACCCAAGCCACAACCCAAAGGATTGAACGTCGGGGTTTTTTGCCTCACACATGCCCCACATGTTGAGCATGATGGCGGCGATGCACAAAAGGCGCATGGTGGCGGCGTCACGGGTGGACACCCATTTCCAAATTGATTTCATGTTGTTCCGTTAAATGATGGACCCGTTGATGATCCGTTTGTTTTCGACTTTGAACCACCCATTGGTGTGGTCGATTTCAATGAATGCGGCCCCATGATTCCATCGGTTGATCGGCATGTAATCGGGCGACAATTCGCACAGGCAACCACACGACCAGGTCGTCACCAAATCGCCATTCAAATCGCGTTCGGTGTGTTCACTGGTTTGGTGGTGGTGGCCACAAATGGTTGATGTTTTTGAACGGTTGTACAAACCGCGGGCGGGGTTCACAGATGAGGACGCCCCACCGCGTCCAAACTCATGTCCGTGGACGATGTTGAGTTTGCCCGCCTTTGCCACACGTTTCCCGTCGATGAGTTCGATTCCAAGTTTTTCAAACCCCAACAACTTGTCGATCCTGAATTCATCAACCGACAACAACTCGGGGGCCTTGACCCTCATGTATCGTTCAAACCGTTCCTCATGGTTTCCAAGCTGATAAAACATCGCCGCATCGGGAAACTCACGTCGGATGATCCCCAGGACCTCACGTCCCATTTCCAGTTCATCGGCAAACCCACGTTGTCGGGGGTCACGTTCGAATGTTGAAAGGGAGTAAAAGTCCAAGAAATCACCGCCAATGAATACCGTGTCAATGCGCCGATCCATTCCCAGTTGAATGGCCGCGGTCAATGCCTCGATGTTGTGATATGGGACATGTATGTCCGTCAGGTACAGGACGCGGGAACATGACTCGGGAAGGATGAACGGGATGAATTCAACTTCGTCGGATTCGGGAATCCCAAATGGGTTGAACAATGATTCGTCAAATGGACGCGCCAATTTTGCGTGGGCGTGTTTCCTCGATTTGGAACCCGTCGCACCTCGAAAATATCGGATCGCAGTTCGGGCCGCCTCAACAGTCGTGAACATGGAGGGGTTGTCCGTCATGACCTTTTTGGCCAACGTGAGGGATGGCGTGTTGGGGAATTGTTCCAACAGGTCGTGGACGTATGCCCAGGCGGGGGACAATGGACGTGGACTCATGATCGTGGGGGTGTTCGTTTGTCGTACACCGACCGAAGGGTGAAGTATCCACCCACCGCGGTGACGATGAGGATTTCATACAGTGTGACCCATGCGTCCCGAACCTCAAAGGCAATTTCCAGGGAGTCAAGGACCATGAACACAAACAAGGCGATGACCAGGGACAACACGATCATGGGCCGTGTGTGTTTGGCCAACCATGAATCGGATGAGTTGTCAGACGCCCAACGTTTGGTCAACTCCGATTCCATCGCGATCCGTTCCGACACAATGAGGTTGTGGAGTTCGACCCGTTGTTCATGCGTGACATTGTTGTCCAGGTCCACCAGGTTTTTGACGATACCCAAAACACCCGAATCGGGGAGGGCATCACCGACCGCGTCCAATACCTTTGGGGCGGATGTTCGGAGCCATTGACCGACCTTTGTGTCACGGAGTTTTTTTCGTTTCGCGTTGTCCAAGGCCACGAAACTCATTCATCGCCAATAGGATGTGGTTGACGTCGTCAAGTTCGATTCCTTGCAAAAACGACCCACGTGACGACCCACATGGGGTTTGAACCCTCTGAAACCATTGAATTCATTGACATGTTGTTAGCCCCCTACGGGCTACAAAACGACTAAACCCACATCCCCCACGGTGTGGGTTTTTTCATGCCCAAACGCCCCGCAAAGCCCCGCCAATGCGGTTGATTGGGTGTTGACAGTTGCGAAAGGGAGAAAAATGGTGTAGGTTTGGAGGTTATAAAAACGGCCCGAAACGACCCACATCACGACCCACATCACGACCCACATGAAATTCAACCTCACATTGGCCCGCCCAGATTCGACCGAAACGTTGGTCCACCTCATCGCGTTCATCAACAAACGCCGATTCAAAACGGGTTTGATTTCAATTCCAACCGCGGCATGGGACAAAACCAACCAACGAATCAAAACGGGAACATCCAAAAACCTCATCGCGCTCCAAAAGGATTTGGACAATGCGATCACGGCCATTGTAAACCTCCACAATCAATTGGTCGTCAATGATGGGGTCGAACTATCCGTTGAGGCAATGCGCGACGGTGTGAAGCGCATGAAGGAAGGCAAAGTCGGAGTCGCCGAAAAGGTGTTGACGTTCAATCAATGGGTGGATGAGTTCATTGAGGAAACGGAGCGTGGTGAGAGGACGAACCAAATGGGGCGTCAAATTGATCGTCGAACCGTTCAGAAGTACCGAACCACACAAAAGATGTTGGACGCATTCTCGAAACGTGTGTGGGGACGCGTCATTCGGTTTGATGAGATTGACGAAAAGTTTGTTGGCCAGTGGGCAAAATTTAGGTCGGAGGGCCACGGCAAAGTTGCGGGGGTTGGAATCAACACGATCGCCAAAGACATGGCGGTCATCAAAACGTGGATGAAAACATCGTTTCAACGCGAGGTTCACAACAATCGCAAGTGGGAATCCGACGCGTTCAAACCGCGTGAAGTCAAGGTCGCCAAACCACACCTCACAATTGAGGAGGTGTCCCAATTGGAAACATTCAAAATTCCCAAGAAGGTCCACAACAATGGTGTCGAACGAACCTCATGGGATACGGTGCGGGATTATTTCATCATCGCATGTTGGACCGCCGCGCGTGTGTCGGACCTGAAACAATTTCGGGACCTCATCGCCCTCCGATACAAGGAGAACGGAAACAGTTGTCCCGATCAACTGACATTCATTCAGTCCAAGACCAATTCCGAAGTGACCGTCCCGATGTTGGAACCCGTCAAACGGATCGTCAATCGGTACAAAGGCCAATTGCCGAAGTTGCCGAACGAATCAAAAATGAATTCAACGGTGAAGTTGGTTTGCAAGGCGGCGGGACTGGATCGTGTCATTGAACAGGCGTCCACCGATGCGAAGTCCAAGAAGGTTTCCCGAAATGAACTTTGGGAGTTGGTGACCAATCACACGGCGCGACGAACATTCGCGACGAACGTGTACAATCTCGACATCATGTCACTCGGGGAGTTGATGTCATTGACTGGTCACGAATCGGAATCATCATTGATGGTGTATTTGAACGTCAGTCGTTCGGATGTGTCCAAGCGCGCGGGCCTACGATTGACAGCAAAGGCCAAGGAGTTGGGGTTGTAGGTCAGCAAAATGACCGAATCCACCGCGCCAATTCGGTTTGGCTTGGGGCGTACATGTCAGGGATGCGGGGTTGTCGCTCGATGAGTTGTCGGAATAACTCATGGACCTCATCCCATGTGAGTGATTCGGCGTTGATCCGCGACATGAAGTCGTGGTCCTCATTTCCCTCGATCAAGGCGGTTTCCAACAAATCCTCCAAACGGTAACGGGTGGCCAAGTCGACCACCCGTCCATCAAGCTGTTCAAATACGTCGTCGATCCAATCACCCACGGTGGACATCCTCATCCTCACCAAAAACGCCGTGTTGGTAAAGGTTAGTCAAGGAGAGGACACAACGGGACATGGCGCGTTTTTCACTCATCTCAACCAGGTGTTTCGACATGCAATTTTCCTTTGTTGCCGAACCATATGTTTCAATTCGCTTTTCGGGATCGTTGCGTCGCCATCCATGCGCCTTGATCACCACGAAATCACGATCGCATTGGATCACCTCGAATTCAATGTGGATGTTTTGGGTGGCCTGGATTTTCTGAATGCCCGATCGTTTGACGATGGTGAAATGTTTGGCGACAAATATGTCATCCTTTGAAAGTCCATTGGATTCAAACAGGTTTCGGAGTTGGGTTTTTTCGGAGTCGTTCAATTTCATTTTTTCATGAGTTTTTCGATGGCCGCGCGAAGTCGCGTTCCGTCGAGGGTGAGTTGTTGGATGGTTTTGTTGGCCTCATCCAATTGGCCAATGGTGCGGGCGTGGGACGCCTTTTCGGTCATCGCGTTGTGTGTGGCGATGTTTCGTTCGGATTCCAGGTCGCCCAATGCAATCATTGCGGAACGCAAAGTGTCGATTGACTCAACCGTGTTTTGGCGGGTTGAATCCTTGATCGGGACATTTCGTTCGTCGTGATCATCGAGAGCGTTTTGAATGCGGAACATGGCCGCGTGGCAATCTTGCCTCAAAATGATGAGGTCAAGGGGCGACCAATTGCCGACGGGATTGAAGGGTCGAACCTTTGGTTTCTCATTCCTCATTGTCCGACCTCAATGTGGTTTCCTGGTATTGGTTTTTCGCCTTGTCGTAATACAGGATCGCGCGTCCGAGTTTGCCAACTCCACGGGGTTTTGACTTTTGAATCATGATCCAGGATTCACCGACATTGGTGTCAAACTTTACTTTGCCGAAACGGATCGTGTCAGGCGATGGGGGACGATACACCAAAAGCATTGTGAAGGCGCGGCGGTGCCATGTTTGACCGCCCGCCCATTCGTATGGTTCAGCGGGAGAAGCAAAGCGGCGGCCACCCTCCGTTCGGTGTTTGGCAAATGGCGCGGCGATGTGCGTGATGACAATGTCCGTTCGGTTGTGTTGCCTGGATTGGTTGCGGACGACCTTGAGAGCATCGGCCAAAAACAAATCCTCACGGCCACCCTTGGAACCCAAATCGAAGGTTAAGTCATTCCACGGATCAATGACCGTTGTGTTGAATTTGACGCCCTCACGGGATTCATATTCATCGACCCATTGGTAAAAGGTCGTCACGTCAAAGGCGTCGACATTGGCATCGTCAGGAGATACAATCCAAAAGTGGGCATTGACCCAGTTGAACGCATTGATGAACTCGGATTCGCCCAAAGCGTTTTCCACCTCATTCCCACGATCGTCGTGATGGCGAACAGGTTGTCCCGTGTAAATTTCAACCAACTCAATGGCGATGTCCTCAATGGAGCCATCCTCGCCGAGATACACGCAATGTTTCCAATTGTGAAGGCGTGAGAGGTTGACCAAAAGTTGTTTGATGAATTGGGTTTTTCCGTGGTGTGGCGCGCCCGCAACGAAGAGTGGGAAACCTTGTTTGATCGTCAAATACTCATCAAGGCATTTGAAGCCAGTGGAGGCCCCACCGCGAACAGTTTGGCGGCGGTTGATGTCAATATCCAAGGATTTGTCCTCGGGTCGGTATATGGGCGCGGAATGCGTTTTTGGTGGAATTTGTGGAATCATAAAAGTCGAGAGGTAAAAAAGGCCCACGGGCGGTTTCCCATGAGCCTTTTTTGGGGTGGAACATCGGTTGTATTAACGCGTCAGAACGGCAAATTTTCGGCCATTGCTGAAGGCATTGGAGCCGCGTTCGAATCGGAGTCATTCCCGAAGTTCAGGTCCTTTCCATTGCCCAAGATGATGTCGTCCACTCCTTTCCCCATGTATTGCGTGACCATGTAGTCGTCGCCATATTGGTTGTTTGGAGTTGGGAGAACGGTGAGAGTCAGGTACAAACCTTTCTCGCCTTGATACAATTGGGATTTGTCGATCTTATCGACTTTGATTTTTACAGAGATTTTTTTGTCATGAGCCATGATGAAATGGATTTTGGGTAACGCCCCCATTGTGAATTGTAAACGTGTTCCGCGGCCTGGAGGCATTGACCGAGGAAAACGGTGATTTGATTGGTATCGAGTAGGTTTTGAATCTTTTTCGTCCCGTGAATCGCGGTTGCGTGATCACGATGGAGAAAGGAACCCACCTCGGAAAACGTCATGTCGAATTCGTTTCGCAACACATACATGAGGACGTGTCGCAAATCGGAAATCAAACGGTTTCGATTGTGCGAAATGACCTCGGAAACCTCAATGTCGAGTTCGCCACAAACGGCGTCGACATATTTGGTGGCCGATTCATTGATCGCCCCCAACACATTTTCGGATGGGGGCGAACCGTACATAAAACCCGCACTCATTCACCTTGGGAATCTTTGGTGAAATAGTCGTCCCCTTTGGCTTGCATGTCGCGGGCAACTCGCAAGGCGCGATCCATGACGCCATGTTTGGCCAATGCGATGGACATATCCGCGTCCTTTTGGTCAATTACATTGACGGCCCAACCATATGAGTAGGTCGCCCACGATTTTTGGCGTTTTTGGCCTGGTTTGGCGGCGGGTCGAAATCGGCTTTTACACCTTTTGATTCCTTTGATGGTTGACATCATTGGTTGAATCGTTTGTCCAACGTTCCATTTTCCAAACCCATTGGCATACAACCACAAGGCCACCTCGGGCGGTGAAATTGGTGTTAATTGGTCCGCATATTGTTTGACGATATATTCGACCGCCGCCAGTATGGTGTGAAGCTCGGGGTGAGCCTCATTCCAAACCCTTCGATAAGGTTTGTGCGGGAATAACGGTTGCGGCGACTCCACAGGCGCGCCGAATACCTTTTGAATGTAGGCGGTCACGGGGAACGCCGATAATTGAATTGAACTCATTGTGTATTTCTTGATTTTATGAGTTTGTTGACCGCGTTTCGCTTTGTGCGTGGGTTTGGTCGTTGCCCAACAGAGTTTCCAAAGCCGATAGGGGGACGCGATAAATGCCGCGGCCACCAGTCAATTGGATGGCGTGTAATCGTTCGTCACGGATCATGTTTCGAACAGTTGCAGGGGTTACCCTGAGCAAACGGGCGCATTCCTCACATGTGAGAAGTTGCGGGAGGTGATTAGGTATCATCATTTCAATTTTGTTGTTTCATTTGCGATGAGATGGACAAATACCGTTCCAACGTCAATCATGGTGTAAATATACGTCAGTGAGTACGTAAAGGACTTACGTGGTTGACAAGTCGTTGACCGATTTGTCATTGTGTCAGCGTCCTAAATACGCCGAAACGTTGGTGATCGGTTAGGAAAAGGACAGGTTGTCAGGTATATTTGCACCCATTCGCACAAACTGACAGCATGAACAAAAAAGGCGACGCACCAAAACAGACGATTGGGGACACAATGGAAAAAATCTCCGATCATGTTGATTCACTCAATGATCAAATCAAGCCAATCACCCGTCGAATGAGTGAGGCGATGAAGTCATCGCGCAATCCGCACGTCGAGGAACTGACGATCGGTCGGACGGCATATGTGAAGGGGATGAAAGTGACGTACACGCGGGAACAGGCGCACAGACAACAATTCCTCGTCCGTCGAATGTGGGCGATCACTTTGTTGGCCAACATGCGGCGTGAGGGATTCACATGGGATGGAATCCGAACGTTGACGGGAAAAACGCGTCAGACGTGGGACAACGTGACCCAATCGGGGTTCGTTCCCTACGACATCGCACACATGAATTTCCGTTCGCATGAAACCGAGCAAAGCACACGCGACAGGCGCGACGCCAGGGATAAAGCGATCAAGGACGCGGAATACCGCCCCGTCACCAATGGGTTCATCCGCAACGTGTGCGAAAACATTGAGGCGGAGGGATACACCGTTTGGACGAGGTATTTTCGAAACAACTTCGACATGGGGTTAACCGTTTGGAACAACAAGCCAACCAAGTATCCCGACATGGAACATTTGCCATTGATCCAAGAACGAATCGGCAATGGACGCGGTTGGGCGATACTCAACGAAATGAGTTTCGAAAATGGAAAGGTGATCACCGCGGTTGAGTCGGTTGAACCGATTGTGATCGAGGGGGAACGCAAAAATTCCGTTGAGATGAATTTCGTTTGGACGCGAAAAGAGGAGTTCCCATTGTTGGATGTTCATGATGTCCAATTAGGCGAACACAACTGTTGGGAATACCACATGGACATTGAATTGACCGTGTACGGATACGCAAACGAAAAGACGGAAGAACCCGACCCACGCGCAACAACCGCGTTTGAGTTTTGGAAACACACACAACAACGCCATCCCGAGGAGGATGATGGGCCGCGATACCCCGAGCCAACCAACCCCGACAAATTCCGCGACACGGAGGAGGCCAGGGACAAAAAGGTGTTGAAGGATTTGGAGGAGAAAGAGAGGGCCGCGGGTATTGATCCAGGCGACCCACCAACGTGGACGAAAGTTCCCACCGAGCCGACGCCCAAGGCAATCGAACGCCCTGAAGCTGTTATCAAGGCCGATGATGGAAAACCACTCAACGCGGACATTGGAGGGTTTCACATATTCCACAAGCCGATCGAGTTGTTGCCGCAAATGGCCGATGAAAACGGACAAATCAAATTGACCGTCGTGGTTCAGATGGATGACGATGGAAAGAAACCCAAAGGCGTGATCGCAACGGACAACAAAGGATGGTTCCATTGGTCGTGACGGGGAATTTGTACCCCATCGTTTCAACAATCGGTCGGGCGTATCGCCAGGGGTCCGAACTTTGAAGCCAAGTCACACGGTGGATGTCACACACCGCATTCCTCACACGTTGACAGTCGGCCCCGAAGGACAGGCCGACGCCGCAACACACGCATGTCAAACGAACCCAATCTCATTTCCGATGGGCGGATACTATGTCCAACGGTGAAATGTTTTTGTACCCCATCGTTTCAACAATGAGTCAATGAGGGTGTAAATTTCCCGATCTTTGGTTATGCCAACGTTCAATTGGAAACCACCGACCCGACCTTGGATCATCAAGGCAAACGACGCGAACTCATCGCGTGGTCGTTCTCCACACGCATACGAACCACGGTACAAATCGAAAAGGTGGCAACGGTTGCGTTTGGCCGTCCTCCAATCGTCACCATTGTGTGTTTCTTGTCGCGACTCGGGTGTGGTTCGCCCCGCCCGAGTTGTTGACCACATCCGCCCAGTCAGGCGCGGAGGAGCATTTTGGGACATTCACAACCTTCAAACAATGTGTGAGAGTTGCCACAACTCAAAAAGTGGCAAGGAATCCCACGGATTGGATGAATTCCAAGGGGATAGGGGGTCAGGGAATAAAAAAGGGAACAAAGAGAAGACCATCGAGTCCAAATCCACCCCCTCCGTCAAATTTTCAACGGGGGAGTCATGAGCGTTTGGGACTGGTATTTCGACACAACCTCATCCGACGAACCCATCGAGGTCGAATACAGTTTCGACGCGGGCGAACGTGAGGTCACATACTACACGGACGGATCGGGCCACCCATCAACGCCGTCATCCATTGAATTGGTCCGTTTCAAATTCAAAGGAATCGACATCACCAACCTTGTTTGGGCGTTGGTTAACTCCGAAGCGATTGAGGATTTGGAATTTGAAATCAATGAATTCGAGGAGAACGGTGGCGGATTCGACATCACAGATTTTTTTGAGTAATGGGAACCACACCAAAATCAAAGGCATTGAAAGCCATTCAAGGAACCATCCGTCCCGATCGTGACATCACACCCCGATCGTCAACGGTTGATCGCGATGAGTTCCCCGAACCCGTCATCAAGCTGAATGAACGGGCGCGTACATTTTACGACCTCACCATCGACCACCTCAATGACGCGTCGGTACTATACCCCGTCGACGGGATGTTGTTGTCCATTCTCGCCAAAAACATCGACATCATGGTTGAGGCCGCCAACGAAATCAATGACCTCGATGACGTGGTCCAGGAATTTGATTCAGGGGCCACCAACATCACGGGGACGTTCACCGCATTCGAGCGCGCCACAAAAAACGTTTTGACGTTGTCATCCAAATTGGGGTTGAGT